TCCCATTTAACTTAATAGGTGAATAAATATATGTGAGGGGCAGCAATGCCCCTTGCAAATACAAAATAAAGGGTCGTTATGGCAGAAGAGAATTCAATTAAATTATTTGGTTTTGAGATTAAACGGGCTGGGAGTAAAGCTCAGGAAAAATTAAAGTCAGTAGTTCCGGCTCAAGACGAGGACGGTGCAGGATACGTTACTGCCTCCGGAAGTTACTACGGACAATACGTTGACATTGACGGAAACAATGCAAAAGATAACTATTCATTAATAATGAAGTACAGAGGAGTTGCTACTCATCCAGAAGTAGACGCGGCTATAGAAGATATTGTTAACGAAGCTGTAGTAGTTGATGATAATGCAGGTGTAGTATCAATCGGTCTAGATGACATTGAAGCTACAGATCAGATTAAAGAATCCATACAAGAAGAATTTAAAGGTGTACTATCAATGCTTAACTTCAAAGAGTTAGGCCACGATATATTTAAGAGATGGTATACTGACGGAAGAATATATCACCACTTAGTAGTTCCAGATGGAAATGAAAAAGGTGGAATTCAAGAGATACGATTTATTGACTCGCTAAAAATCAGAAAAGTAAAAGAGATTAAAAAAGAAAAAGATGAGAAGACAAAAGCAGACGTTATCAAATCAGTAAAAGAATATTACATCTTTCAAGAAAAACCAGGAAACAGCGCAAACAATAACGCTGTAAAATTTCATGTTGATTCTATCAGTTATGTGACTTCTGGTCTCTTAGATGAATCAAGAAAGAAAGTCGTTTCTCATCTACATAAGGCGATTAAACCTATCAATCAGTTAAGAATGATGGAAGACTCTCTTGTCATCTACAGATTAGCAAGAGCACCAGAAAGAAGAATATTTTATGTTGACGTTGGTAACCTTCCGAAAGGAAAGGCTGAAGAGTACTTAAAGAGTATTATGATTAAGTTTAGAAATAAACTTGTCTATGACGCCAATACTGGTGAACTTAAAGATGATAGAAAACATATGAGTATGTTAGAAGATTTTTGGCTGCCAAGACGTGAAGGTGGTAGAGGAACTGAAGTTACATCACTGCCAGGTGGAGAAAATCTTGGACAGATAGATGACATTATTTATTTTCAAAAGAGAGTATATAGAGCACTTAATGTTCCTATAAACAGATTAGAACAAGAACAGCAGTTTTCTTTAGGTCGATCAACTGAAATATCAAGAGATGAAGTAAAGTTTCAAAAGTTTATTGACAGACTAAGAAACAAATTTTCTTCTTTGTTTATGGAAATACTAAGAAAGCAGTTAGTTTTAAAAAAGATTATTACAGAAGCTGACTGGGATTCATGGAAAGAAGATATAAAAGTTGAGTTTTCTAGAGATAACTACTTTAGTGAACTTAAAGAAAGTGAACTATTAAAAGAAAGAATACAAACATTAGATATGATTCAACCTCATGTTGGTGAATACTTTACTAAAGAATGGGTTATGAAAAACATTCTTAAACTATCTGAAGAAGATACTAAAGATCTCGATCAAGAAGTCGATGATGAAAACCAAGATGAAGTTGATAAGGCTCAAGATAATGCTCCTGAAAAAGTAGATAAAGATTCAGATGAAGCATAATGGCAGACATATTAAAATACAGAAAGTTAGATGGAACAGAAGTAGAGGTCGCCAATAACTCTACAATAGCTTTAGGCCACACTGAAGCTTCTATTGAATTTACTGTAGATCTGGATCAGTTTGGTGTTTCGGCCGGTGAAACAAGGGGGTGGTTTTCTCTTGCTCCTACTTTGTCAGTTCCTCAAATATCTGATGTTTATGGCGTCACTATATCTCCAAATCAAGGACAAACTGTTAGTGTCACAATACAAACAGTAGATGCCAAGAATATAGATGATCTACAAAACAGAGTATTTAAAAGATTTTCTGATACTTTTACTGTTTCGGTAGTAAGAGCTTCGGCGCCCGCTGATTCTGTCCAAGACTCAGTTCCTAGTAACTTTTTAGTGTATCCAGATTCAGATGCAGCATTAGCGATTGTTAATGCGACTTTTGCATTGACTGATAGCGCTACAACTTTTGGAATTGTTGATTCTAATTATGTTCATATTAGACAAAACAGAGACTTTGACTTTCTTACGAATCTTCCAAAAACGATTGATAGTGTAGGAATAACTCGATCACTATTTGATTCTGATGTTCGAAAGTCTATAAATGTTACTGATGCTGGTGGTGATGGAAGTTTAGCATATAATAATTCTACAGGAATAATAACTTATACCGGACCTTCTGCATCAGAAGTCAGAGCACATTTTGGCGCGTCACAGGATCTGGTATACGATGCTTCAACTGGTATATTTAGTATAGACGTTGAGGTAAAATATACTAAAGACAACTTTGATTCAGATCTTAGAGATCGACTTACTACAACAAATACTGATTCTATCGCAGAAGGATCTAATCTATACTTTACAACACAAAGAGCAAGAAATACCATAAACGTTGCAGATCTTGGCGGTGACGGATCACTTACTTACGATTCTGCTAGAGGTAAGTTAAGTTATCAAGGTCCGGTTTCATCTGAAGTTAGAGCACATTTTACTGGTGACAAAGGAATCGTATATAACGATGGTTTAGGAATCATAAACATTGATTCTGGTAATATAAGAGGAATGTTTTCTGCCAGTGGAGACTTAACGTATAACACTGCAACAGGCCAATTTAGTTTTGATGTTGAACAAGTCTATACAAAAGCAAACTTTGATTCAGACTTAGGTGATGCAAATACTGGACAACTACCTGAAGGAACCAATCTTTATTATACAACCGCTCGAGCAGACTCAGCATTCGACGCTTCTTTTGCATTAGCATCCACTGATAGTTTATCTGAAGGAACCAATCTTTATTATACAACTGCTCGAGCAGATAGCGCAGCTCGAAGTGCTATGGTTGCTGTTGATGCTGGTGGTGATGGATCATTTGCTTATGATTCAGCGACTGGAAAATTTACTTATACAGGACCAAGTGCTACAGAAGTGCGAGCTCATTTATCTGCTACCGACGCAGGTGGCGACGGATCTTTTAGTTATAATAATTCTACCGGTGTTTTAACTTATACTGGTCCTTCTGCCTCAGAAGTTAGATCACATTTTTCTGCTCAAGGAGATCTAACTTATGATTCTGCAACAGGTGTTTTTCAATTTGATGTGGAACAAGTCTATACTAAAGCAAACTTTGATAGTGATTTTAACATTGCTATTGATTCTGCCAGTACAAGTGATTTATCTGAAGGAACCAATCTTTATTATACAACTGCTAGATTTGATACTAGACTTGCTAGTAAAACTACTGCAGATTTAACAGAAGGTTCTAATCTTTACTATACTACTGTTAGAGTTGATAGTGACTTCGATGCCAGTTTTGCATTAGCGTCAACAGACAGTTTATCTGAAGGAACTACTAATTTATATTACACAGATGCAAGAGTTAACACGGCATTTGATACAAGACTAGCAACTAAAAACACAGGTGACTTAGCAGAAGGATCTAATTTATATTACACTAATGCAAGAGCAGATGCAAGAGTAAATTTACAAACCGGTAGCAATTTAAATCTGAGTTCAAAATCAACTTCTGATCTTTCTGAAGGAACTAATAAGTATTATACAACTGTTAGAGTTGATAGTGATTTTGACGCTAGTTTCGCTCTAGCTTCTACAGATAGTTTATCCGAAGGTTCTACTAATTTATATTTTACTAATACTAGGGCAGATGCAAGAGTAAATGCAGTTTTACCAAACACTGGCAGTTTAACAGAAGGTAGTAATCTGTATCATACTACCGCTAGAGTTTATGCTGCTAGTATAGACTCAACCCGTACAATAGCGCTTATCAATAATGCTTATGTACAAGCAAGACAGATACAGTATAACACTAGCGACTTTCTAGATAGTACCACCATCACGGGTGTAGTAGATAATGCTTATGTACAAGCAAGACAGATACAGTATAACACAAGTGATTTTACAGATTCTGCTTTCGTAACAGGTCTTCCTATTAGTACGTTTACTAATGATAAAAATTATTTAGATAGTACTTACGCCTCTGCACTTATCGATTCTGCTCATATTAAAGCAGTTGTTGATTCAAACTATGTTCAACTAATACAGGCAGACCTTCAAAGAGACTCTTCTTTTATTTCTTCTATAGTTACTGGTGGCACACTAAATATGGGTGCCAACAATATTATTACAACCGGAAAAGTTCTCTTTGCTAATGTGTATTCTCAATTAAGTGATCTTCCTAGTGCTTCTACTTATCACGGAATGTTTGCTCATGTACATAGCACTGGAAAAGGTTATTTTGCGCACGCAGGTGCTTGGATTGAACTTGCAAACAATAGTCAGTTATCTAACTCAGGAAATTGGAATACAGCTTTTGGTTGGGGAGATCATTCAGCCGCAGGATATCAAAGCGCTGCCACTGCTTTAGATTCAGCAATGGTTTACAGATTTACCATTGATTCAACTAGAACTACTGCGTTGGTTGATGCGGCTTATGTTCAGGCCAGACAGACTAGTTATAATACCAGCGATTTTACTGATTCTGCATTTGTCACTGGATTGCCAATCAGTACATTTACAAATGATGCGAATTATTTAGATAGTACAACTATAACAGGCGTTATCAATACAGCATATGTTAGAGCTCGACAAGCTCTTATAGATTCAGATTTAACAAAACTATTAGTCGACTCTGCTTATATTCAATTAAGAGATAGATTTCAAGATTCATCTTTAGTAACTTCTACTATTGACTCTGCTTATATAAATGCAAGAGTTTCTACTGTTGATTCTGCAGCTGTGCAAGCAATTATTGATAGTTCATATTTAGAAGTAATTATAGATTCTGATTATGTTACGGCAAGAGCAGGGGTTAATCTTGATTCCGCTTCTATTGCTTCAGGTGTTATATTAACAACTGTCGATAACGCATATGTACAAGCAAGGCAAATTCAATATAATACAAGTGACTTTACTGACAGCACATTTGTTACGGGACTTCCTGTAAGCACATTCACAAATGATGTTCAATATTTAGATAGTACAACAGTTCAAGGAGTTATAAACGCTACATATGTTCAAGCAAATCAAAATGATTATTTAGATTCTACTTTAACATCACAATTGATCGACTCAGCGTACATTGCTTTAAGAACCACATCTGGTACAGATTCAGCAACTGTAATTAATTTGATAGACTCTGACTACATATCTAATAGAGTTGTTGCTTTTGCCAATCCAATATTTACAGAATTTAAGTATGTAACTGATTCTGCTGGTCAAATAGTGTTTGAAGGAAACGATGCAAATGGAAATGCACTATCTATCGAAACTGGAAATCATTCAGTATTTGTAAATGGTATTAGACTTCTTCCATCTGACTTTACTTCTGATGTTACTAACAATAGAATTACTCTTGACTCTACAGGAGCGGCTGCTGATGAAATAGTAATAAGTACAATTAAAGGAAAGAACGCTCTTGCTGGAATAGCAATAATCGATTCAGATTATATCTCATCCAGAACTATCGCTGTAGCTAATCCACAGTTCAATAACTTTAGATATATTGCAACATCAAATCAAACTGCATTTACCGGTTCCGATGTTAACTCTAAAGCCTTAAGTATTACTCCTTCAAACTTTCAAATATTCTTAAATGGAGTTAGATTATTAGACTCAGACTTTACTGCAGATACTGACAATAATACTATTACGTTATCTTCCGGGGCAACAGCTAGTGATGAACTAGTTGTCACAACAGTAATAGGACAAACCGCAATTGCTGGTATTGCTGCTGTTGATTCAGCTTATGTTCAAGCAAGAGTTGCTGCTGGTACTGATTCATCGACTGTAATAAGCCTTATTAATGATACAGTTGATTCGGCATATATAAATGCGAGAGTTTCTACTGTTGATTCTGCGCAAGTACTAGGAATAGTTGACTCGGATTATATTGCTACTGCTGTGCCTGGTGTAGTTGCGCCTACGTTTACTAATTTTAGATATATTGCTGATTCAGGAGATACAGCTTTTAGTGGAGCAGATATTAATGGAAAGACTTTATATTTAAGAACAGGAAATCATTCAGTATTCTTGAATGGAATTAAACTACTAGACTCTGATTTCACATCTAATACTGCAACCGATACCATCACGCTTGCTAGTAGTTTAGACAGTGCAGACGAAGTATTAATTCAAACAATAACCGGCGATATTGTGACAACAGGAACGGCTATTGACTCAGGATACGTTCAAGCAAGGCAAGAAGGAGTTAATGCAACATTTAAGGACTATAAGTTTGTTGCAACGGCAAATCAAACTGTTTTTTCTGGTAATGATGCAAACGGAACTGCGCTAAGCTTTGAAGCCAATAAGTTTCATGTATTATTAAATGGTATAAGATTAGATGCTAGTGACTTTACAGAAAGTGCGGGCAATAATAAAATTACATTAGCAACTGGTGCTGCAGTATCAGATGAACTTATAGTAAGTACTATAGGAACAGAAAAAACTACAACACTTGCATCAATAACAAGTACAGTTGATTCAGCGTATGTTCAGGCCAGACAAGTAGATCTTCAAAGAGATTCTGCCTACATCGCTAATATAGTTGATTCAGCTCTTGGAACTATTAATGTTATTGGTCCTAGTGGTCCAATCGTTATTGGCTCATCTACACCTGATACAACAATATCTGGTGGCACACCCGCAATGCAAGTTGTTGGTTCTGGCTTTAACGGCACACAATCAATAACAAGAAGAGACAATGGAGAGTACGGACCTTCTTTAATGCTCGCAAAAAGCAGAAACACTACACCTGGAAGTAATACTATAGTTCAAGACGGTGATACGTTAGGTGGTGTAATTTTTATCGGTGATGATGGAACAGATCTAGACACATATGGTGCCAGTATTACAGCTAAAGTTAATGGAACTCCAGGCGCTAATGACATGCCAACGAGTCTACATTTTAATATTAATAGGGGAACAAGTACTCCTTATGAAGCGTTTAGAGTAAATCATTTCACATCTACAGATAACCTTTTACATCCTAGATCATCATTTGGTTGGTATACTACCGGAGGTAATCAAAGAAATGTGGCGATGCATGTTTCTGGTCATAGATATTATTTTCCAGCAATGGCATTAGAAGACTACGATGGTGCAACCGCCTACGCAGGAACGTTCGTGTTATTTTATAGAAATAATACTCATGCCGGTTCAATTACTAGTACATCTGCATCATCTGTGAGCTACGGAACGAGCTCAGATTATAGAATGAAAAGTAATGTTGCAGATTTAGACAGTGCAATAAATATAGTAAAAAGTTTAAAACCAAAGAAGTTTAAATGGAAGAGTGAAGACAGTGCTGATTATGATAATCCTTTTGTAATGGGATTTATAGCACATGAAGCTGACAGTGCG